TAGAGCTCGAGCTGGCGATAAGCTTGAACTGTCCAACATTGTTAATAAGTAACTCTTACTCACTGAGTAGGACTTGACCAAAAAAATCTCCTCTGTTTTCGGACAGGGGAGGTCTTTTTTTTGCCTGAATTTTGACCTCATGATAGGAAGTATGACAGGAAGAGTTGAGCCGTTGAGTTGAGCTGCACAATTTATCATGATTTTTACTCACTGAGTAGGAGTTGCCAGGAATATTTGATTGAGCCAATCTGAATATTTCGTGCTATTGACACTACTATATATAGTTAGTATAATAGTAACATAATCAAGAGAGAGTAACTAACTTCTCTAACCACTCTTACTCACTGAGTAGAACACGAAAGGAAAACGAATGAAGAAAAACAAACACACTTTATTTAATCTGAACTTGGTCAAGAAGTTCCCAATGCCTGAGAGATCAAGCGATCTTAACAAAGCGTTTTGGATGGAAGTTCTTCAAGACAAGAATTTAGAGATGCAAAGTTTGAATGATGGCTCAATTAGTGTTCAGCAGCGTAGTCAAGAACTTGCTGACAATGCCAAGGTTATTAGAGATTGTGATCGTCTAATTGCTGAGATCAATCGAGAACTGGAGGATAATGATGTTACTTGATGTATTACTGGATGTGATATTCAGTGATGAGTTCTGTATCATGATGATATGCTTTGCTTGCATATTATTATATACCATTCATTTTATTATATTTGGAAACCGAAAGGATAAAGACAATGCCCAGAACTAATTTTGGAAAAACCAGACCTCATGATAACCCTTATGCTATCTATTCAAATGGTAAAGGATGGGAAGTGCGAGTACTCAAAACATATCAGCATTCATCTGCCGAAAAGGATAACGGCTACGCTAGATGGTATGTATCCGCTACATCACCTATGATGCATGGTGGATCGTATGAGTACGGAGATCAGTACTGTCGAGAGGTACTGTGGCATGGTCAAATGAACTTAGTTCGTGCTGATCTTGAATGGTTAGATGAGTATGGTGATCAAAATGTTTGAACTGATAGCAACGGCGGTAATGGTAACAGCATTTATTGTTATCGCCATAACTGCAATAATAATTTCAAGATAATGGAGAGTAAGATGAAGATTACACAAATAAATAGAGATGTTTGTAAGCAGCTTAGAGTTGATATGAACGAAGCAATCCGATCTAAACTAGAAGAGTATGGATTGGAAGGTGAGTTCTTGAATGGATCTTTCGATGATGAGTTGGTGACATTCAAGGTTGATATCAAGATTGCAGGTGCAATGGATAAACGTGAGAAACAACTCTCAAGTAGTTTGAGTTGGTATGTCAAATACCTGGCGAACGATCTTGAGATTGATGAGGAGGAGATACTCAATAAAGAATATCTACATGGTAGAGACAAGTATAAACTTGTTGGGTATAACTCAAAGGCTAAAACCTATCCATTGATTATGCAGGAGATAAAAACTGGAAAGAAGTATAAGTTTGGTGAGTCTATAATTAGAAACATTCTATCGAGGAGGGTAGCATGAGTTTAGTATCTGTGAAGACAGCATCCCAGATCATAGGTAAGAATGAGGATGCTATCAAATTGTTGGTGAGTGAAGGTAAGGTCAAAGCCAAAGAGATCAATGGTGTACTGAAGATTGATCATGAGTCTTTGATTGATCACTATTGGTATAAAATGTTGAGGGTAGCTCATGATGTATTGAGGGACTACCACCATGTCTGAGTTATCTGATGGTATTACTGAGTTGATATGGAAGGCTGCTCACAACAATAAGAAGTATGGAATGGAAGAAGCCAAAGTATTATCAGTGACTTTGAAAGTTCCAGTGCAGACTATTATGAAGATTGTAAGCCATGCCCAGCGTACACCGAAAGGTGTGGATTGGGATATTATTAAAAATAGGAGATCGAACTAATGACTACATTGATACACGTTAACCAAGGTAATATCAGGAGCAATAAGCATAGAGAGGAAGGCAACAAACTTCCTGTACTCCGCGCACAATGGGATAGTAATACCAGAGCATTGTATGGAGACTCTATACATATACTGGATGAGGATGGTGAGGTTGTAGCATCAGTTGTCTACAGCCCAGACAAGCCATTGTCATGCGGTGCAAAAGTGTGGATTGAAACTGAATTGGAGGTAGCTGTATCATGAGTTTAGATAGAATGATGTTGATGCGTAGGTTGAAGCCAGAAGATAGATGGCGTATGGAATGTATGTATGATGGCCCAATACCTATCGAAGTGATTGAGAACAAGATTGCATCCTACAAAGATGGTGATCCTGATCTTGATAATGCGTATGGCTACAAGGGAGCTACTGAAGATCCCAGAAATGTAGTTGATGGTGAAGACCTAGAGATATGGGAAAGGTGGAACAAATGAATATCAATCAAGCTAAAGAGATAGTCGGTTCTTTCTCTAACACCAGTAAGATGCCAGGTTTTTCAATCGGTATCAGTGCTGAGTTGTGTGGTGTAGGCAGTAAGCTGAGAAAGATTAAAGGCTCAGTGTGTGCTGACTGCTATGCACTCAAAGGTATGTACAGGATGCAGAATGTGAAGAACGCTCATGCTAAACGTGAGGCAGGTATCACCAATCCAAAATGGGTTGAGGCATTCGTGGTCATGCTCAATCATCATACCAGTTTTGCAGTGCCATACTTCAGATGGCATGATGCAGGAGATATCAGAAGTGTAGAGCATTTTGCTAAAATTTGTGAGATATGCGTTATGAGTCCACATATTAGGCATTGGATACCTACGAGAGAGAATAAGATCATCAATCAGTATGTGAGAGATGGTGGATTCATCCCTGATAATCTATGTGTGAGATTGTCTTCTCCAATGGTGGATCAACAACCAGTGTCTACAAATGATTACAATACTTCTACTGTACATAGTGATATTGGTAGGTCATCTGCTATTGCTAACTGGAAGGGTAAGGAGTGCCAAGCTTATCGTACCAGTAAGGATGGTAAGATTATGGCTAGAGAGGTTTACAGGAGATTGACAAAGGAGGATAAGAAAGGTTATGATTTTGGATATTGCGGTGACTGCCGTGATTGTTGGAGTAAAGATATAGGCAACGTAAGTTACTTTAAACACTAGGAGGTTATAATGGTAACAGTATTGAGTTGTTTCGATGGTATTAGTTGTGGTCAGGTAGCATTGGATAGGTTAGGTATCAAGGTAGATAAGTACATGGCGAGTGAAGTGGATAAGTATGCTACCCAGATTACTCAGAAAAACTACCCAAATACCCTACAGCGAGGTGACATACGTAATGTTACTGTCAAAGAGCATATTGATATCCTTATTGGAGGCCCACCATGTCAGGACGTTTCGTATGCTGGCAAAGGTAAGGGTTTGATTGAGGGTGAACGATCCAGTTTGTTCTTTGAATTTGTCAGGGTATTGCGTGAGGCTAAAGCTATCAATCCAGACCTGAAGTTCTTGGTTGAGAACACACGGATGAAGCAGGAGTATGTAGATATTATCTCAGAGATACTTGGTGTGCAGCCAGTGCTTATCAACTCTAATGTATTCTCTGCTCAGAACAGGGCGAGATTGTATTGGACTAATTTCAACATCCCTGAGTTACCAGAGAGTAAGAATATTGTGATGGCAGATATATTAGAGGATGAGGTATGTAGTAAGTATCTTGCAGGACAGCATCTGTTGGATAACTACAGTGGTGGTGATCAGTTAAACCCTAGCTACAAGTCTCAGGCTAATACTATCCACGATCATACCAAGAAGAGTCCTACTATATCAGCAGGTACACATGGGTATGCTATCGGATATGTCAATGCGGATCATCACAAGTATCGTGATATGGGTGAGATACTCGTAGGTACTCATTCCAAAGATGGACTATACCATGTTGGCAATGCGGATATCAAAGGGCATGATGTTATCAAACGTGTATATCATCGTGATGGTAAAGCACCGACACTCAATACTATGGGTGGAGGTAATCGTGAGCCAAAGGTATACGTACCACCTATGAAGTGGAGGAAGCTAACTCCATTAGAATGTGAGCGTTTACAGACGCTACCAGATAATTACACGGCCCATGTATCTAACACTCAGAGATACAAAGGGATTGGCAACGGCTGGACAGTCGATGTTATTTGTTATATAATGAGTGAACTTAAACAGAAAGAGGTATAATATGAATATTAAACAAGCACTACACGTACAGGCTGCATTGGATGGAAAATGTATTCCATCTGATCTAGCTGTAGCATTAGATGAAGTATGTAGAGTAACGTCTACTGGTAAAGCAATAATGTTAAAAGACATGAATTTAATTCATATAATCAGAGCTTACTTAAAGGAGCAAAACAATGGCTAGAACAACAACAGTAATACAGAGAACCAATAGATTCACTGGCGAGAAAGATGTAGTAGAGATTGAGAACAAAGCTGCATCAGCAGGTGGTGATGTTAATGGTAGAGTATACAAGCAGTATTTGAGGAAGACTATCAAATATCGTTACAAGTTATTAGGTATACGTGGAACAACAGGTGGAAGGTTCGTAGCATGAGGATGGGATCAGCAGAACACTTTGAGAAGCTCTACAAAAGAGTTGGCTTAGTGACGTTAGGTGATGACAAGAAGATTGCTTATCAGGAAGAAGAGATCTTAGCATTGATGGAAGAGAAGCGTATGCTCTGTGATATCATAAATCGACAAGAGAAAATAATAGAAAGATTAGGAGGTAATAAATGAGTATAGATCACATAGGCACTAGCACTTTACTTAAACATCCTGTATACTCTCCAAGTGGAGATCTGATAGTACATGAGAATAAGCTTAGTCATGCACATAAAGCACAATCAAATGTACCAGTTCCTCCTGTAGAGAGAGCAGACTTTCTGCAGCCGACAAAAGATAATTCAAAATCAATCGGTAAACTTATAGATATAAAGGTGTAAACAATGAGTAGATTTAAAAGAACTCACATTACTGTAAAAGAAGAACAAATCGGAAAGTTTATAGAGTACATAAATAGTCTTGAATCTATGTTAGATTTTATCAAAACAACTGATGACATATGTCTTAGTGATATAAGAGAGATCGGAAGTTTGATTGGGTATATGACAACTACTTTTAATCTTGAGGTTGATCAACATAGTGGATCTCATACTACTCAATGGAAAAGAAAAGAAACTGTAAAGGATATTATCAATGAGTGATTTAACAAGCTACCAAAAGTGGACGCAATCGACTGCAATCTATACTAACCCAATCATCTACCCATCATTGGAGTTAGCAGGCGAGGTTGGAGAAGTATGCAACCAAGTCAAGAAGATCTACAGAGATGATGATGGAGTGGTTACTCCCAAACGTAGAGAAGATCTAGAGAAAGAGTTAGGTGATGTTCTATGGGCATTAGCTAGGTTGATTGATGATTTAGGTTTGGATTTCAATATAGTCAAAGAATTAAATGTGATGAAGTTGGAAGACAGACTACAGCGAAATGTAATTGGTGGGAGTGGTGATAATAGATGAGTTTATTTTGGTCTTGGTTCTTTGCTATTATAATTATTGCACCTTTCTATATAGCATGGAACATTGCTGAAGATAAGTATTACAAGGATATATACAGTGATAAACACAAACCCTAGAAGGTATGTGTCCGATATTGTTGATGATTGGTTGGAGGCTTTTGATGAAGAAGAGGAGAAAGAAAATATACTTTCAGAGATCCAACCCTATCGCAAGAGATCTGAGAACGTCAAAATATCAGACCAGGATAATTAAAAATAAAAAGAAAGAGGTAAAGAATGATTCAGGATTTGATAAACGATCTATTCTTGACGGATGGTGAAAGCAAACGTATCAACTGCCCAAGTTGCGGAGGTTATAAAACATTCACCATAACTTCTAAAGATGGATTGGTAATCTGGAATTGCTATAAAGCATCGTGTAATACTAAAGGTGCTACACCTGCATCTATGTCTAGAGATACTTTAATAACTCGCATTACTAAGCCTATAGAACTTACACAAAAAAGAGTAGTGCCATTAGTAGTGCCATCTCATTTCTCTTCTTACTTCCCAGAAAGGATGGTGAGATACATGGATAAGAACAATGTAACTAGAGCATGGAGAGAAGGGAGAGTAGAACTATTCCATGATGTAATACAGAATCGTGCTGTCTTTACAATAGCATCAGCAGGTAAAGCAGTTGATGCAGTAGGCAGAGCATTAGGTAAAGGTATGAAATGGTATAAGTATGAGAACACTGGTGAGCCTTTCATTGCAGGGTATGGTGAGACTCTATACATTGTAGAGGATGCTGCATCTGCTTGTGCAATATCTCACTATGGTACTGCAATGGCTTTACTTGGTACTGATCTATCAGACAGAGCCATGAACATAGCCAAAGGATATTCTAACTGTGTTATCTGTTTAGATAAAGATGCAAGCAGGAAAGCTTTGTCATTGACTAAACGATTGAAACAGTTTACAGATACAACTATGAGAATATTAAAACATGATCCAAAGGAATATCCAGAAGGAGTATTAGCATGATGGCTGACATAGTACCATTCAATGAATCACCAAAGCCAGAAGATAGCGTAGCTAATATGTTACTAGAACTATTCTTCAACTATAAGTTCTGGCAAGACCACAACCATATGATATCTGAAGATTACTTTGAGAAAGAAAGCAAGAAGATCTTTGATGTTGTAAATATGTCTCACTCTAAGTATGAAAGAGATCTATCTGTATCAGAAGTTGAAGCTCTTATCTTTGCTGAGAATCCAATGCTTACTGGATCTCAACGTGCAGCCATACTTGATATTACAAGAAGGATGAAGGGTGACATACAGGTTGACGTAGGTAGTGATATACTTCAGGCTGCATTCAGGGAACAGTTAGGAGATACCATAGCTAACATGGGATTGCAGTTGATGGAAGGTAAGATCAGAGATCTGAGTCCTATTCAAGAACTACTAGAGAAGTATGAAGATGGTATAGAGGTTGGAGATGATCTAGGTTTTATATCTAATGATTGGGATGATATGTTTAAGTCTAACAAGGAGAACTATCCTTGGACTTGGAACCTATCGCAACTGCATATGCTATGTCCAGGTATAGGACCAGGAACTTTAACAACTGTGTTTGCATTGGTTGAAACAGGTAAGTCTGCATTTGCTATAAGCACTGCATTCAGCCCCAGAGGTTTTGCTGATCAGGGTGCGAAGGTATTGATGGTATGCAATGAGGAGATAGCAGAGAGAACTATGGATAGAGCAGGTTCTGCATACTCTGCATTAGAAACGGATGATGTAGTTAATGATCGACTCAAAGGTAGAGTATCTTGGGATGGCATAAAGGATAAGATCTTCATGGTCAATGGTGATCAGTGTGAGACTATGGAGAGACTAAACTATATCATTACTAAAGGCGGTCCATTTGATATTGTGATTATCGATCAGCTAGATAAGATGCAGGTTCGTGGTACGTTTACCAGAGATGATCTAAGACTAAGCCAAGTGTATATCAAAGCAAGAACACTTGCTAAGAAGCATAACCTAGCAGTCATTGCTATCTCTCAGGCAGGTGCTGAAGCCGATGGTAGAACATCATTGAGGTTTACTCAGATGGCTAACTCTAAGATTGGTAAGGCAGCCGAAGCTGATGTAATTATTGGTATTGGAAAGGAGAATACAGAGACACAAGATGATAACTTTTTAAGGTACTTACACGTATCAAAGAACAAGTTAGGAGGTTCACATGGTAGAGCTACAGTTCGCATCGAACCAAAAATATCACGTTATGTTGATTAATTGTCTTGACAGATCACAAAATCCATGCTAATAGGATTGGTTATCCGCTGGAGAGAACTATTACATACATATATAAATAATATTTAAATAATATATATAAGGATATATAATATGCCAAAGAGAAAAAAATCTGGTGCTACTTACACTTCAAAAGGAGAAAGAAGAAACGTAAATAAATCTATTTTAAAAGCTGTAAGGCGTGATCGTACAGTGATGGATCGTATGTTGGATAAACAGGCAGCAGGATTAAAACGATGACTGAATACGCAGTCGTATTAGATCTTGAAATAGATTTAGGTGGGGATCGTAAAGATCCTTCACCGTATAACAAAGATAATACTTTCGTAGCATTAGGCTACACATTAAGATCTCCACATGGATATCTACTTGGTAGTGAACTCGTAACTAGATACTTTGATACTGAGGTAGTTATCTTAAATATTGAAGATAATAATTTTACAGAGTTCAATACTTTTAAACGAACACTAAGTAATGCAAAGTATGTCGTAGCACACAATGCTAAGTTTGATGTAGCATGGCTACGTGAGATTGGTATTGATTGTGATGTAAAAATTATTGATACTATGATCAGTGAGTATGTATTGAACAAAGGTGTTCGTGATAAGTTAAGTCTTGAAGCATTATCTTATAAGTATGATTCTATAAGAAAGCAGGACGTACTTAAAAATATGCTTAGTAAAGGATTAAACTATAGTGATCTTCCTAAAAACCTACAGATCTCTTACCTGCGTGACGATGTATTAGCTACTGCTGATATATTTCAGAAGCAAGAAAGATTATTTAGAGAAGATCAAAACTATTCTCTGCTCCCTATAAGAGATCTTATGTGTGAGTTCTGTTCTGTTCTAACTGATATAGAACGATCAGGCATGGCTATTGATATGAACGTACTTGATCAGGTAGATGTAGACTATCAGAAGGAGCAGGAACAACTTACTAGATACCTTCAGACAGAAACCAGGAAACTTATGGGAGATAAAGACGTTAACTTATCCTCTCCTGAACAGCTATCCAGTGTAGTCTATTCATGTAATCTCAAAGATAAGAAGCTTTGGAAAGAAGTAATGGACATTGGAGTAGATGAGAAGGGTAAGCCAAAGCGTAGACCTTACATGACTCAGGAAGGTTTTATGTCTGCTGCCAAAGAATGTTTTAAGAAAGCATACAAGACCAGAGTTATAAAGTGTGGTAACTGTTATGGTAAGGGTACTTACTACAAGATAAAGAAGGATGGCAATAACTTTAAGAAACCCAGTAAGTGTGAATACTGTGAAGGATTAGGTGTACTCTACTTAGAAGTAGATGAAGTAGCTGGCCTTGGTATCAAACCCAAGTCAGAGTTAGCATCTGCTGGTGGGTTTAAGACTGATAAGATAACACTCACAGAACATCTTAGAACTACCACAGATCCTGATGTAAGAAAGTTTCTTGAATCATTAATCAGACTATCTGCTATTGATACATATCGTGCATCCTTTATTGAAGGGATCAAGAAAGGTATCAAAAGTGATGGACTACTTCATGCTAACTTTAATCAATGTATTACTTCTACTGGTCGTTTAAGTAGTTCTAATCCCAATCTACAAAATATGCCTAAAGGTAGATTGTTCCCAGTTCGTAAGGCATTTATAAGTAGATTTAAAGGAGGTACACTTGTCGAAATTGATTACTCTCAACTTGAGTTTAGAGTTGCAGGAATACTCGCAACTGATGAAACAGTTAAACGCGAAGTCGAATCTGGCTTTGACGTTCACGCCTACACTGCCAAAGTCCTTACCGACAATGGAGAAGCTACTGACAGAGGAGCAGCAAAAGCTTCCACCTTCCGTCCACTGTATGGTGGAACTCAAGGAACTCCTGCTCAACAAATTTACTTCAAAGAGTTCTTTGGGAAGTATCAAGGGATCTTTAAGTGGCATGACAAACTCCAAAACGAAGCCATCGCAACCAAAGTAGTAACAACTGCTACAGGTAGACAGTTTAGTTTTCCTGATTGTCAGAGAAACAGATCAGGTAATGCTAACTTCAAGACTCAGATAGTAAACTATCCTGTTCAGTCTGTAGCTACAGCAGAGATTGTACCATTAGGTGTAATATTATTATTCAACAAACTGAAAGAGAAAGGATTACAAAGTGTAGTCATCAATACAGTACATGATAGTGTCTTGATTGATACCCATCCAGATGAGATAGATCAAGTATCTCAGATAGGACCACAGTGCCTCTTAGATGCACAGGAGGAAGCTAAGAAAAGATTTGGCCTACCTGATTACATACCTCTTGAGGTTGAAATGTCTCATGGAAAAAATTGGATGGAACAACAAGATTTCAATTGACAAAGTAATAAAAGTATGTTATAAGCATTGTTTATTAAATGATTGGAGTTTTAAATGAACGGATTAATTAAGATAGACGAGAATACTACTGACTTTTCCATGTTATACACTGTCCCAATGGATAGTGGTCC